GTGCGAGAGAAGCTGACGGCGCGTCGACTGAACAGCCTAGAAGTCACCGGCAAGGAATACGAAGTCCACGATACCACCGTGCCCGGCCTGTTCGTGCGTGTGACCGCTGCCGGGGCGAAATCCTATGTCGTGACCTGGGCGCGCAGCCGCAAGAAGACGCTCGGCCGAGTCGGCATCCTGACGCTTGAGCAGGCTCGCGAAGAGGCGCTGCAGTATCTCAACGAAGCACGCAAACACGGCGAACCGCTGGCAGTCACCCAAGGCCGCCGCGGTGCTGGCACCCCTACCCTGCGCCAGTTCATCGACGATCACTATATGCCGTGGTTCAAGGCCCACCACAAAGGCCACGAGAAGACCCTGCACACGCTAGACACCAGCTTCGTGCCGATCATGCATAGTCGACTCGATGAGATAACCGGCCGCGATCTGGAGCAGATCCGAACCGCTTGGCTCAACGGTGGCAACAAACCCGCCACCGCTAACCGCAAGATGGGCAGCATCAGCGGAGTATTCAGCCGCGCCGTGGAATGGGCCTACCTGCCCGCCTCGCCCCTGGAGAAGGTCAAGCAACTGAAGGTCGATTCGATCGGCCGCATCCGCTACCTTTCGAAAGACGAAGCCAAAGCCCTCAGGGACGCGCTAGACGCACGCGAGGAGCGAATCAGGGCAGAGCGTGACAGCGCAAACGAATGGCGCGCAAAACGCGGCAGAGGGGCTTTGCCAGACCTTCGCACCCTCCCCTTCGCCGATCACCTGAAGCCGATGGTTCTGCTATCGCTCAATACCGGAATGAGGCGCGGCGAGCTGTTCAATTTGCGCTGGCATCACGCCAACCTGCAGGCCAGAACTCTGACGGTAGCCGGTGAAGGCGCAAAGACTAGCGAGACACGGCATATCCCGCTTAACGCCGAGGCGCTGGCAACGCTGCAGGGATGGAACGACCAGGCGAGCGGTACCGGTTACATCTTCCCGGGTGACGACGATAAGCCCATGACGGACGTGAAAACCGCCTGGCTGGAGTTGCTGAAGAACGCCGGCATCGTGGGCTTCCGCTGGCACGATATGCGCCACGATTTCGCATCGCGGCTGGTGATGGCTGGCGTCCCGCTGAACACGGTGCGGGATCTGCTGGGGCACGCGGATATCAAGATGACGCTCCGCTATGCGCACCTTGCACCGGACAGCAAGGCGGCAGCGGTTGATTTGATTTGCTAGATGATCGGCTTCGCCTCATACGCTTTGAGCTTGACCTGAGCCAAACGTAAACGAGATTGCAACGCCTGAAGCTCCCTAACTATCCGTTGCTGAGCGTGGGCAAGTTCTTCGTATTTTTCAGACGCCTTAGGATTCTGGAGTAGCAGTTCTTTCAGCTCTTGATAGAGCTGATCTGAACTCGCTTGAAGATCTCGAATTTCGGTGGGAATGCCTAGGTCTGCATAGGTAATAGCCTCAGCGCTCTTACGCTCGCTCACGATGCCCTGTACCAACCACCAGTACCGGGAAAGCTCCTCAAGCTGGGCATTTTCCCAGCAGCACTCTGCAGGCGTCTTAGGAAGGCTATTCCAAAAAGGTGGAGACAGCTTAATCGTTTCCCAAAGCTGCGTTTCTTCATACGTGAGCAGTGAAGGGAAATTGCTAGCCAACTGGAAAAAGCGAACCGCCTCATCAGCAGACCACAGCTCCTCATCCACAAGCGCAGCGACTGACGAAGGCGAATCTCCCTCTTTCGCCAGAACAGAAAGAGGCGCCTCGATTTGTTGGAGCCCTTCCTGGACTGCCCACTCCACCACGCCAGTAACGGTTCGCTTCTGGATACGGGCAGCTAAATCGATTCCGTATTTGATTCGCGGATCAATACGCAGCGAGACGCTCACCGTCGAAGCCTGATCAGCTGTTTTCTTTGGCCTAGCCATGGATATCTCCTTTGAACGCAAAGACTGGACGTGAATGCATTGGCTGTCAATCGTCCCACTGAATTTCGTAATGCATATGCTTGCAGAAACCGGATATGCGTTCTAGGATTGCAATCGCTGGCTACCTTCTAACGGCCAGACGGAGAAGACCATGTCCCAACTCGCAACGCTGCAACCCCTCGCTGTCGGCCCTGAAGAGGCCGCTCGCGCATCCGGCACCACCCGTTCCGCTGTTTACGAAGCGATCGCCCGCGGCGACCTCGTGTCGTTCAAGGCTGGCAAGCGCCGCCTGATCCTCGTCGAGGAACTGCGCGCCTGGCTGAATCGGATGGCGAAGGAGAACGGCCGGTGAGCGCCAATTTGGAGGCCCTGGAGCGGGCCTTCCATCTAATCGACCGGAGCGGCAAAGTCATTGGGTGGCTGGCACTGCCTACCAATACCCGACTGATTGATCTCGAACACCTGCGCCACCTTGGCGCCTCTCGACTGGAGCTAGCGAAATGAACACTGCAACAACTGAGAAAGTGAGCGCACTCGACGCCTATGACCTGGCCACCTATGCGCACGAACACGGCAAGTGGCTGGGCGCCCTCATGCGCTCAATCACGCTCGACGCGAAGCACAACGAAGGACGTAACGTCGCCGTGCTTGCTGGCTTGGGGCAGTACTTGGGAGATGATCTGAGCGGCTACATGGACTGCGAAGCCGAGCGCATCAAGCGCGTGGAGGGGCTGCAATGAGCCACATCACTGATCGCGAGGCGTTCGAGATGATCCAGCGCAACACCGCGGTGCTGACTAACGCCGGCAAAGGGTTGGAAGGTATCGGCCGGCTATTAGGTGCCGACGAATCAGAGCATCACCTGAGCGACGACGACCGGAGCAGCCTTGCGTATGCGGTGGCCGCCCTGGGCTCGATGATCTACGCGGCCGCAAACGAAGCATGGGGCTACGCCGCACCGGACAGGGACGAATGGACATGAGAAAGGAAGCAGAGAGGAAACCCGAAGCGGTGCTGCAACACCGCCAGGGGCAAACACATTGGACTGCACCAAGTGAGGACTGAACTATGACACTTCATTCAGCGAGTGCGCAAGACGATCGAATGCTGACCGCGCTTAGGATCTCGCCCGTAACAAGCCTGGAAGCCTCTGGCGATCTGGATATCGTCCATCCGCCAAGCTGTATTCGCCGGCTACGCCGCCGTGGCTACGACATTCGTACAGAGTGGGCTTACCAAGCGACCGAGCCGGGTCGCCCACCGCACCGCGTCGGACGCTATGTCTTGATCGCAGAACCGACCCGCATCGCGGCGTAAGACTTGCTGGCGGGGAAACCCGCCAGCTCTGCTGGAGTTCACTTATGGCGAAGAAGAAGGCGCCCCAAGTTGATTGGGGCCCAATGGGCGCGTTCGTTCTGCCTAAAGCGCTTATGGCGCACCCTGACTACCGAGAACTCTCACCCTCGGCGCTGAAGGTCCTCATGGTGCTCGGCTACCAATTCAACGGGCGCAACAACGGAAACTTATCTGCAACCCATACGATGCTGCAGGCCTGGGGAGGTATGGCCGAAGCGACTCTATGTAGGGCCCTGAAAGAGCTGCAAAAGCGTGAGCTGATTATCAAAACCCGCACCCACTACAAAGGACGAGACGGCTCAAAGCCCGCGTTGTTTGGGCTTACTTGGATACCAATCCACGAGTGTCCCGGGAAAAATCTCGAAATTGCTCCGACCGTAACCGGCCTGAGAAGCCTCGCAGTTCGCGATCTGCCAGTTTAGATTTTTACCAGCTTCAAAAATTGAAGGATGCACCCTCAAAAAATGAAGCCTTCTATTCCCGTTCCGTCCGGTTGTTTTTCCAGCCATCAGGAAGACTTCAAAAATTGAAGCACAACCCACTCAGAACAGGGGTTTGTAGCTTCAATAATTGAAGACCCTTATAAGTTTACCAGCCCCTAGCAGCCGATAAGGCTGGAGGGGCGAGAGAGGAAGCATGACGAACATCGTTCATATCGACCCTGACAGTGGAATCGTGATCGATGACCAGGGCGCGCACATCGACGCATTCGGCCAGGCGATGCTGCTCGGCGTCTTCTCCGACCTCTGCCAGCTCCGTGGCGGCGAGATGCGTCCAGATTTGGCCGTATCTCTGGACGGGATCGCGAAGCGCCTTGGCAAGCTGCTAGAGCGCTACGAACCATGAAACCGGGAGAGCGCGCACTGTTCGCCAAAATCGCACCAATGGTCACCCACTGTGACGGAGCGGTCGCCGCGCTGGAGATGTACCAGGCCGACGCCGAACGGGGCGAGCTGGATACCAAGATGCTGTCAGGGTTCCTGCAAGGCCTGTTCGCTGCCGGCGTGCTCAGTGACAACGACCTGGCAGCGCTCGATACGCGGCGCATTCACTGACCGCCCAACCCCACCAGCCCCGCCGAGTGCGGGGTTTTTAATGCGTCCAGAATTGGACGCATCCCCTGCCGAGCACGTTTCGTGCACCACCCGTGCTCAGCGCGTTGCTATTGGCGAGGCTATTGAGGCTGAGCTGCAAGGCCGCGTAGGCAATCCGAATCTGAAAGACTCAATCCCGGAAAATTTTCCGGAATTGCCGAAAGGAGACACTCGCGATCTAGCCGCAAAAGCTGCCGGGTTCGGCAACGCCCGCTCAACACCTGTTCAACGTCCGTTGAAACCCAACCCTAACCGGCCGGGTTACCGCTGGGTTTCCAAAGTGGCGAAAGCACCACGGTGGAGCCACCCCGCCACTGTGTAGGAATCAACACACTGGACGGCGAGACAGACCAAGCGGTCCGACTCGGACCAGATCGGCGGTTTCCCACGATCCAGACAGGGGGTTTCCCGCTATCAAGGCAGGGGGTTTCCCTCAGTTTGAGGAAATCTCACCGAGACCAAACCGTCTCAGTGAGACCTAAACGTCTCACTCGCCACGATCGGATTGAAGTCCGATTTTCGGACATCACCGGCTTTCCGGGTATCTACGGCAGTCCCACCAGCACCGGCTAACCCCTCGAATGTGAGGGATTTAATTGTGGGATCACGTCACCTTTAGATGTGACTCCGCGTCACCTCTACCGGCTGCAACCCACCTGCTTGCCCACCCAGCGATCGGATACCGAGACTTCTTGCCTATCGCAACTGCTCGCCCCTGATGGCAGAATCGAATCAAAGGATTGCCAACAGCGGTATCAAGGAGGGGTTATGGAGTTTCAAGAGAAACTGGCCAGTCTGGCTGCGAAGATCCGTCAGCAAAAGTCGGTCATTCAGACCGAAGAAGCCACCAAGAACGCCTTTGTCATGCCCTTCATTCAGAGCGTGCTCGGCTACGACGTCTTCGATCCTACAGAAGTGGTTCCCGAGTTCGTTTGTGACGTCGGAACCAAGAAAGGCGAGAAGATCGACTATGCAATCCTCAAGGATGGGCAGATCCAGATCCTGATCGAAAGCAAGAAGATCGGCGAGCCACTGAACATCAACCACGCCAGCCAGCTCTTCCGCTACTTCCACGTTACGACAGCCAGAATCTCGATCCTCACCAATGGCCAGGTGTACCGCTTCTTTACTGACCTGGACGCCCCGAACAAGATGGACGAAAAGCCGTTCCTCGAATTCGACCTTCTCGACATCGATGACCACGTGGTGCCGGAGCTTCAGAAGCTGACCAAGAGCGCATTCGATGTCGACTCAATCATCAGCGCCGCGGGCGAACTGAAGTACGTAGGGCAGATTAAGCGCGTCCTCGCCGCCCAGTTCAGCGAACCCGACGACGACTTCGTCCGGCTCGTGGCTTCCCGCGTGTACGACGGCGTCATCACACAGAAGGTGCGCGAGCAGTTCGCACAGCTGACTCGAAAGGCTACGGCGCAGTTTCTCGGGGATCAGATCAATGAGCGCCTGAAGTCAGCGATGACCGGAGCCGTAAGACCTGTGATCCCTGCCCAGGCATCTCCTGAAACACAAGAGCCCGCAGACAGCTCGGCCGATAGCGATCCTGAGAAGACCAAGATCGAAACCACGGTTGAAGAAATCGAGGGCTTCAACATCATCAAGGCGATCGTACGTTCGGAAGTCGACGTTAAACGCATAGCTGCCCGCGACACGCAAAGCTATTTCGGCGTGCTGCTCGACGACAACAATCGTAAGCCGCTGGCCCGCCTGCACTTCAATCGTCAGCAGAAGTACCTCGGCACCTTCGACGCGGACAAGAATGAGACCCGCCATCCGATCGACGCGCTCGACGACATCTTCGAGTTTGCTGAAGTCTTGAAGGAAACGGCCAAAGGCTATGCGTGCTGAGCGATGGGAGCGAGACAATGAGCTTCTGGAAGTCCATAGCAGATGATTGGCGGGAAGCGTCCGATCGGATCGACGCCGAGTACGAACAAGCGAAGCGACTCAAGGCTGGGGTAGTTCTCAGAGATGCACGCGCACTGTACGACCACTACGGCGTCTACGTCGGAAACCATCAGGTGATTCATTTCACCAATGGCGAGGTTCAGCTCACCTCAATAAAGGCCTTTAAGGAAAGCTGGCTCGGCAGTGTCGAAGTGATGGGCTTCTCGGACGAAGCAATTGCTGATACTTCCTTGAGTCAGTCCGTAAGGAGGGCTTATTCCAAGCTGGGCATGAAGCGCTATGACCTTCTGGCCAACAACTGCGAACATTTCGCACTTTGGTGCAGGACAGGAAAAAGGTTCTCCTCGCAGGCTTTTGGTAGCGGTGGTGCCACAGGGGCGACGCTATCAGCGAGCCCAGCTAGGTGGGTGTCGGATTATTTTGCGAGAGAGTTCGGAATGGCTGTTAGCCGTACCATTTGCGTCGACGATATCATCGACGACTAGAAGCGACCCAACAGGGCGCCGTTTGCCAGTGGTGAAACTCGGGCGGGGCTAGCAACCCGAACCAAAACAAACGCAAGGATGCGAAAACATGGCCTATCTAGTGCTGACTCGTCGTGAAGGCGAAAAAATCACCCTGCGCGTCCAGCCAGGCACCAATGCCGAGGATCTCCTCGCTGAACTCTTGTTAGACGGCATCACCGTTACGGTCAAGGAGATCAAGGGGAGCAAGGCTCAGATCGCGATCGAAGCCCCACTTGATCTGCAGATCCTGCGAAGCGAGCTGGAAGAGGCATGAACATAAAGGCGATAGCTGTGCGCGTCATGCTTCTGCTCGGCACGGCGGCTGGTACATATGCTTCCGCTGGCGAAACGATGACCTGCCGTGTTGTCGGTGTCGCCGATGGCGATACCCTTACCTGCCTAACCTCTGACAAAAAACAAGAACGCATTCGCCTCCGCGGCATCGATGCGCCGGAGCGAAAGCAGCCATACGGTGCGCGCTCTACGCAAAGCCTGTCCGATCTCACGTTCGGTAAAACCGCAACGGTGCATTGGAACAGTCGCGACCGATGGGGCCGCATCATCGGCGCGGTATGGGTAGAGCCTGCTGACTGCATCGGCTGCGGCCCAACGCTGGATTCAGGCCGGGCGCAACTCGCCTCCGGTATGGCTTGGTGGTTCAAGCGCTACGCGAAGCAGCAACCATTGGAGGAGCGGCTCTCGTACGAGTTTGAGGAGAAAGAGGCCCGCGCTCGTCGAATCGGGCTATGGCGTGACCCTCAGCCTATTCCGCCTTGGGACTGGCGCCGCGGAAAACGGTGATCCTCACTACTTTCAACTACCGGCAAGGTAGTAACTGATGACAGACTCAACCCGATCAGTGATCGGCTTATAACCCCGCTACGAAAGGAATCTCAATGCGACTCATAGCTCTGGCTCTCACTACCATATTCACCATTAGCGGCTGCGCTATGCACTCAGAGAAAGCCTCGTTGTCCTCCGGCCAAATTGGCTGTGCCCCTTCGGAAATCACGATCTCTGACGACGACGTCACCTTCAGAACCGCTTCATGGGTAGCCACTTGCAAAGGCAAAAGGTTCTACTGCGTTCGAAAGGCTTACGACGACACCAACTGCACCAAAGAAATGGAATAGCCCCGTGGGCTAAAGCAAGGAAGCGAAAGATGAGCTATCTGGTGCTAACCCGCCGAGAAGGCGAAAAAATCACCCTGCGCGTTCAGCCAGGTACTAATGCCGAGGACCTTCTCGCTGAGCTCTTGATCGACGGTATCACCGTTACAGTCAAGGGGATCAAGGGCGGAAAGGCGCAGATTGCAATCGAAGCCCCGTTAGATCTGCAGATATTGCGGAGCGAGCTGGAAGAGGCGTGAGGTCCATCATTCCGCCGAACCGGGCCAGGGGGCGGAATACTCGACGCGAACCGCAAGGGGCAAAAGAACTATAGAAAGCGGGCAAGGCCCGGAGGAAATATGAATAAAATCAAGGACCTGCCAGCCGCTCTCGCCAGTTTAGGCCCGGGGCCCGTACAAGCTGAGCTATTCCATGTCGAAAAGCAGATAGAGATCGACGGCGTGGAAATGGGAGTGCTGGAAAACGGCGTCCCTTACCTTACCGAAAGCGGCTTGGCTCGTATGTGCGGCATAGATCGGAAAGTGCTCAACCGTCTAGCCATCAACTGGCCAGACGAGAAGCTCAAGGAGCGAGGCCGATCAATCAATGAAATGCTTGAGACATCGGGCTATTTCGAGTCAAACCTATACCTCAAGTCCGAGCTAAATGGATCTGAAGTAAACGCGTACACCGAGCCAGTATGCATGGCGATGCTTGAGTACTACGCCTTTGTAACGAAAGAGCCGCGAGCTGAGGCCATCAAAGCGTTCCGCCGCTTGGCTAGAGAGACTTTCCGGGCTCTTATCTACACCGCAGTAGGATATTCCCCCGAGCAAAGGATGCTCGACAGCTGGAGGCACTTCCACGACCGCGTAGACATGACCGCCACGTCAGTTCCTCTCGGCTACTTCAGTGTTTTCCGAGAGATAGCGGCCATGATCGTGCCGATGATTCGTGCCGGCATACTGATTAGCGACCGCGTCGTCCCTGACATCTCGGTAGGAAAGGCCTGGAGCGAACATTGGAAGGCTTCAGGATTCGAAGAGAAGCACGGCGCGCGCCGAAAGTACGACCACGAATACCCACTCTACTACCCGCAATCTAAAAGCAACCCACAGCCATCATTCGCCTATCCTGATTCTGCGCTTGGGGAGTTTCGAGCTTGGCTGGCTCAGACGTACATTACGAGCAAGTTCCCAACCTACCTCATAGGGCAAACCAAACGGGGAACAGTGCCGGTCTCCGTCGCAACTAAGGCCATCGAGGCGTTTTCAGACAAGGCGCTGCCAGCTCCGAAGTGACTACAAGCCCCCGCCACGCGGCGCTTTTCGTATCCGCCTGCGTGTAAGCCAAAGACTACGCGCTTCATCACATTTCGGTCGTATCTAACCCCTCAGCTTAAGCACATAGTGCGCTCGCAGTGACGCAAGGACGCGCCAGGGCCTGGATGGCTCAAGGACAATCGCGCGGAGCGCGGCATTGGGACTGATGGATCATCGCACGCTACCGAACCCCGCCCCGGCGGGGTTTTTGCGTATGCACCACCATCCCCTACTTAGGTTTGAGCCGCTTAATAACATGACCATGCGCCAACGACTAGTCGGGAGGCGTACACGTCATCTGGACCAGATCAAAGCATTGATGGTCAATCCTGGATGGTTACCAATCTACCGTTATGGAAATACAGGTACATGCGCTCGTGCTCGTTGTCGATGTCGGTCCTGTATATCCACTGCTCGCGCACGAGACGCTTCGACTCCGTGGTGTTCTTGTCGTCTGGAAAACCCCAGGCATCAAGAGCCAAAACTTCATCCGAAGTCATCCCAAGGGAAAGGCCTTCCCGAAGCGTTCGCCCCCAGTACCGCGATGCTTGTGCAATGCGTCGTTGGCGTGCCCGCTCCTCAAGCTCGGCTATCCGGGCGTCTGACCGAGCTATCGATTCTCTAGCCTCGCGCATCTCCCGCTCATACGGCGACTCTGGCGGCGGAGGGATATTCACAACTTCGGCGCTTTCCCCTTGCCCGCAGGGCCTGTCGGTCAGGTTGAGCTTCCCGTCCGGACCAGTGCATTTGTAGATTTCTGCGTGAGCCGCTAGAGGCAACAGTAATCCGAATAGGTAGGCCTTCATCGCAACTCCTTTTGCTCCGTCATGGCTGTTAAATTCTGCCGCCAGCTATCGAGTGCTGAAACTCATTCAGTTTCGCTTTCACCGCAGTTCGGAGGTCATCGGATTCGATATCGTCCAGCTGCTGAAGAGCCCAGGCGCGCCAACCTGAACGGTGCGAGGAACGACCGGAGAGTATGCGGTTGTATTCACGATTCACAAATTCGGTTTCGGCTTTCTTTAGGCAATGACGGTCAAGAGCTTCGCGCCGCTTCTCGACGATGCAGGCACGCTGCTCTGCCGACAGCCCCGCGATGTTATGACTCATGGCAACAGTCCCCTAGCGGCCCTATACCAGCCACATCCGAACGAAGGCCGAATCCAGTCGTAGATCTATACCGTTTGGCGCCCATTCATCCTTACGGAGGCGAACACCTACTGGCGTGGATTCACCGGCCGCCCCTTCAGGAATCACTAAGACGAAGATTCTAGTAGGGCATTCGATTTCTCTCAGACGCTCGATATCACTGCGAACTGACCAATCTCCGTCCAGGCACTTTGCTTGCGCCCAGTCCCCCAAGCACTTCACTTCAGCGACCATTGCCGGAACGTTGCCGGCACCTTCGGAATACAGATCTGCCTTCCTACGCTGACCGAACCCATGATCGGTCCAGATCTCGACTCGCTGGTGATACCAAGCATAGAGACTGATCTCAGCCTGGATCCAATGCTCACGACAGCTGTTCAACTGAACGACCTGGCTCAGCCGGTCATCCATGGACTTGAATGCTTTTTCAAATAAGCGAATCCATTCTGCGTCGGTCACTGGCGTATCTCCTAGGTTGGCATCAAAAGCGCCAGATGATGCCATTACGCCAGCCCAATCGCGATATTAGTGATGCCCCGACCGGGTCCCGCCGCACATCAAGCACTTGCTGTAATCCCCCCAACGGCCCTCCAGGTGCCTGACGAAGCCGCCGCATCGATGGCAACCGCCATCAGCGCCGTTCTCCCATCGGTACAGGAGGAGCAAGCGCCAGGCGAACCAAAGAGCGCCCCAACCGGATAGTCCGGCCGTAAACCATCTGGCAGGGACAATCACCGCCTCAAGCGTCGGCCGCAGCATCGGGCTAAGGGTATCCATCGCGCCGCCTATGAAGGCCAGCAGAACCAGCCCAAGCAGCATGACTGCCGCTGGCAGTGCGAATAGCCGAACAGTTCGCTCGGCTGCCGTTAAGTTGATCTCCACTTGAGTACCTCCCTGTATTTGATAGCCAAACGCTAGCCATAAAGCGCGTGGTTGTCTCCCCCGGGGGAATCTGACGTGTCTACTTTTCGCACAGGTTCTTCCTCCTCGCGCTGTCGCAGGCCCCCGGGGTCCGGCACTCACCACGCAAAAACACTGGATGCCCAACCAGTAAAAAGCTTGCATAAGACCAAATCGAGAGTAACATGACGTTATTACCGACATGTCTTGTTGCTTTACTTGAGGCAGCTTATGAGCGCGATCGACAAGCCGAGAGGCCGCCAGGTGCGACCCAACCGAGCCGAACTAACCGCAGCCTGGTCACGCATTCGTGATGCGGCAGATAAGGGCAGCATTCCAGCCAGCGCCCTTCTCATCGCACTGAGCGAGAACAAGCCATTTGTCAGTTGCCGGGAGCTATTCGTATGAGCAGCAGAGCCGTGCAACTCGCAAACAAGCGCGACGAGATAAAGCGGCTCGCTGAGCAGCGAGGCCTGCAAATTGAAACGCTTCCCTCTGGCCGCATTCGCGTCTTTGGCGTTGGCGTCGATATCCGCGTGGTCGACCTGGCTTACCTGAGCAGCTACGACCTGCTCCCGGCGACCCGATGAGCGCGCTCGCCATTACCGCGCATGACCCGCAGCCAAGCCCCTTCCATAAGGGATTTGCACCGAAGTATCACGCTCGCCTAAAGCACGATGGCCGGACCCTGGCAGTGCTCCAAGGCGATACCCAGGAGGGCGCATTCAGCCGCGCCGAGCGCCTGACTGAAGCTCTCTTACTTAATCGCAGCAGCGTCTCGATCGAAGACGCCTGACCCAAGGAGACACACCGTGTTCGGACTGAAACTGCTCAGCGAGCCTCAAGAACCCACCCTCGAAGATCAGCTTGAAGACGCTCACGCGCTCGCTAATGCCCTGCGAAGTGACATCGAAGCCGCAGCGAACGACAGCACAGCCACCAAGCGTCCCATCAGCGGGATGCACGACGAGCTCCGCGCCACTGAAGGCGAAATTGATCGGCTCGGCCGCGAAATCGCCAAGCGTGACGGCCTGCTGAATTGGAAGGCTGCGCGGGATAGCGCCGACGCAGACATCAAGGCCGCCAAGAAAGAGATGGACGCCGCAGGCAAAACGCTAGCGGTGCTTGATGCCGACCATGAAAAGGCGAGCGCCAAACTGGCCAAGTTGCAAGCCGCTGCCGATGCAGAACTCGCGGAGGCCAAACAGAGCGAGAACCAAGCTGCAGAGGCCTACGCAGCCGCAATGGCGCAGGGCAGCGAGTCTGAAGAAGCCGCCGCCCTGGACACGCTAAATGGTCGTTCCGAAGCGCTTGAGCAGATCCAGCGTAAGACCGCTCGGCAGGCCGTCATCCTCCAAGCACTGCAAAGTCAGGTCGATTCGATTGAGCAGAAGCGTGCCGCCGAACGGCAGCGCTTTGAAGGTGCCCGTGAGCGCCGGCTGCTCGCCGTACGACACAAGCTCGGCGCACGGTGGGACGCGATGGCAAGCGAGATGTCGGAGCTGGCCGCTCAGATCGTCGCCGTGGATTGGGCGGTCAGCCGCAATTCTCGGGCGATGGATGACCTGCACATTCCGCTTACTGCGAGGGACGGTGTTGCTCCCGTTACTGGCAGGCAAGCGCGAGATTCCAGCAGCGCGATTGATGTCGATGCGCTGCGTCCCTGAATAAACCTGCAAGACGCCTAGTCGGCCATTGGCGTTGTAACCCCGACAGCCGGCGCGCTCCTTCGCTTTTCGGAGGCTTTCCGGGAGCGGTGGCCGGCACTAGACGCAAACGGGCCGATACCCGCAGCGCCTTTTCAATCCCCCTTCGCTGCGAAACGCTCGCAGACCCACGGAGTACGCATATGACCCAGACCACGAATTCTAAGGAACTCATGATCGGCGACCTCTCAGTCATCGTTCGTGAGCTGACCGTACTACAGGTCCGAACCTGGCTCGCAGATATGCAAAAGCCTGACTCGGCGCCGCGCGACTTGGTTGACGACGGCTTTTTTGAAGAATGCTCGGTGGCTGATATTTGTCGCATGACTTCGATGACCACTGACCAGATAAACGCCTTGCGGCCATCCCAGGTCCGCCAAGTGATCGCCCTCTGCAAGGAGCTGAACCCAGATTTTTTCGGGTTCCGGAGGCGCCTGGGCTGGGTTCCTCTGGAAGCACAAGGCTAAAAGAACTGGATCGCTGTATCGCCGCGATGGTGCAGCTGGGGCATACGCAGACCCCTTATTACCCTTGGTCATTTTTCCTGTCGACAATGGCTAGTACTGGAGCCTTGAATGGCAAACGTTGAGCTCAAGTTTTCCACCGACCTGAACGCAGCAAAGAAAGAGGTTGCTGGGTTCAGGAAGGAATATGCAGAGATGGTCAAAGCCGTCGAAAAGCCGCTTCGGCAGGTCGATGCGCTCAAGAAAACCCAGGAAAACGCCAAAGCTGCGTCGGCTGAGTTCTATGCAGCGAAGCGCAGCGTCGAACAGCTGGCGAAGGCGATAGCGGCTGCCTCGGGCGCGCCGATAAAGGGTCTGGCTGCCGAAATGAACAAGGCAGAACGTGCCCTTGCCAAGGCATCCACTGAGTTCGACAGACAGAAGGCTAAAGTCCGGGAACAGAGGGCTGAGCTTCGTGCTGCCGGCGTAGACACCCGCAATCTCGCAGCCGAGCAGAAACGCCTCGAAGCGGAGATGGCCAAGGGTATGGCGGCTGGTCGAAACGACCTTGCAGTGAGGGGCATTCGTGAGCGAGCCAACGCGCTTTCTGAGGTCACTCGGCAGCAGCGACTAGCCAACATCGAACAGGCTAAAGCCTCGCTTGGCATCACGCAGTATCGGGCGGCCGGCGCGCAAATCGAACGCCTCCGCGGGCAGTATGAGCTTCTTCGTAAGACGGGCGGCCTAACTGCCAAGGAGCTGGAGATTGCCCAGCGCAACCTTACACAGCGGATCAATGAGTCCCGGGCGGCCTTGCGCGGAATGGCCGGAGAACAACAGAAAATAGGTGGCGGCCGGATCGGCGCTGGATCCGTCGCTGCCGGTATCGGTGCGGCTTATAGCTCGGCCCAAGCGTTACGCGGTTACGCCCAGGTCACCGACACAGCGAAACAGATGGATGCCCAGCTTAGGCTGGCCACCAGTAGCCAGGAGGAGTTCAACCGCGTCCAAGAAGAGCTCTTCACCATCGCCCAGAACACCGCTTCGCCTGTTGATGAGGTCGTTAAGCTCTATGCGCGATTGGCCCCAGCCCTTGACGAGGTAGGCCGCAAAGGCGACGCCGCGAAGGTTATTGACGCGCTCAGCAAGGCGCTGAAAATCAACGGGGCGACAACCGGCGAAACGGCATCGGTGCTTCAGCAGTTCTCGCAAGCAATGGGCTCTGGCGTCCTTCGCGGCGAAGAGTTCAATGCTATCGCTGAGGCTGCCCCTCCGCTGCTGCGTGCGATGGCCCAAGGGCTGGGGGTACCAACCGGAGCGCTCCGGGCAATGGCGGCTGAAGGTCAGCTTACTGCTGAAGTGATCACCGACCTAACCGTCCAAGCCCTGCCTGATCTGAGCAAGGCTGCCGAGAAGCTTCCGGACACGGTGGGCAACGCATTGACCAGGCTTCGGAATGACCTGGTTAAAGCGTTCGGTGAGGGCGACAGCTCCGGCCTGGTCACCGCTATTACCAAGCTGCGCGAACTCCTGACCGACCCCGCCACCATCCAAGCGCTCAATGATCTTGCGGCCGGTATGGCAACACTAGCCGGCTACACGATTACCGCAGCACGTGAGTTCACCGCGTTCGCCAAGGAACTCGCCTTCGCAGCTGCCAACGCGTCCGGGAACATTGATGAGCTGGAGAAGCTGAAAAAGGTGCTCGCCGGTGTCAAGGCCGCTCGGGATGGTGGCGACTTCATAGGCCGCCCGACTGCAGCATTCTTCATGGACTCCAAGCAACTAGATGACTGGGTGAAGGAGCTCGAAGGGAAGATCGAGACGTTGAATGCCAAGATCGCCGGTATGACCGTTGAGGCTTATCGGGAAATGCAGAAAGGTGCCGAGCAGGCGGCCGAGCAGCAGAAGGCCGCCGCCGAGGAGCAGGTTGCAGCGGACGAGTATCGCTTTCGACACTTCACAAAGTACGTGGGGGACCTGAAAAGCAAGCAGGGTGAGGCCTTAAAAAACGCTGAACAGTACCTGAAGAAACAGGTAGCCCTTGAGCGCAAGGCAACCCAGGATTTAGAGAAAGCCAAACAGGCCCAACTCGAAACCCAGCAGCGCTATACCGAAGCACTCGCCGGTTTGAGAGGCGGCGGTACCGCATCTTATGGAGCCGCCCAAGATCTGAAGTTGCGGGCCAACCAGGCACTGGCGAGCGGTGACGTGGAGAGCGCAAAGCAATACGCCCAGGCTGCGCTCAAGATGCTCCAAGACTTGGCAGACGCCGGGGAAAACACGTTCGGCTTCGAAGGCTTCATCCGCTCGCTCCAAGGCATCGAAGATGCTGCGGACAAGATTAACGTCGACAAGGCTAAGCAGGCGCTCGATGAGGTGCAAAAGAAAGGCATTGATCTCAAGTTCCTGCTCGATGGCCTCTCCAAGACGACCATCACCGTAAAGATGGACGACGCCGCGCTTGAGACAGCGCGCCAGCAGATCATCGAGCTCAGCAAACTGGCCGGTAAACCCATCTCGATCATCACGACCGCGGCAAAGCCTGGAAGTGAAGGCGATACCGGGACAGCTCCATTAGCCCCAGCGATCGCCCCACAGGTCGATCCTGCCGCCGTCTCAGCCGCGCAGCAGCAGATCGGCGCGCTCGCCCAAGCGCTTCAGCAGCAGTTGGTTATTCCGGTAACGCCGGTGGTCGGTGGTTCACCGAATTTCTACCAGAACGGAAACAGCTACTCCCAGTTCCCCCAAGATGGGTATGCGTCGGGTGGCTGGACTGGCCCTGGCGGAAAGTTCAAGCCCGCAGGCATCGTCCACGCCGGCGAGCACGTCCAGCCTCAAGAGGTAGTTCGAGAGCCCGGCGCGCTTGCATTCCTAGAGATGATTCGTCGCGACGGCTTTCGCGCCACTCTCGCCAAGATGCAATCCGGAATGCGCGGCTATGCCGACGGCGGTTTCGTCACCAGCAGCGCTCTTGCACCACGCTTCCCTGCAATGGGTGACCAACTTCAGAACGCAGCAATGGCGGGCCCCAACCTGCCCGATCTAGGCAGGGTTGAGTTCAACCTTGGCGGTGATCGATTCCATCTTTATGCCGAACGCAAACAGGTCGATGAACTTAGAACTGCCGCTAAGAAATTCGGCAGAACACACCGGTAGAAGCAACTTCAACACCACCTCTAGCAGGGAAAACCTATGAAAGACCAAACCAGCGAATTCATCACTTCTAACCCAGCAGACGACACGGATTGGCTGCTTCAGCACATCGCAGAAATGGCAGGCATGGGCGTTCAGGTACCGGTCACGCTGACAACCGCGGCGGGACTCGTTACGGGCGTGACTGTCAGCGGGTCGGAGTACCTGGACCATCTCAAGCAGGACATCACGAAACACTGGCCAGCCGATATGCAAAGCACCTACTTCGGCGTGGTAGAAGAATGGAAGGCCAGCGTTTACCCGAAACCATCTGCAGATGAAGGCGAGCGTTCCGATCACATACCGTCCTATATACACCTAAAAGGCGCACGCCTGTACAACGCTGGCACGGTCGTACCGGGAGATAACGGAATGCTATGGCGTGGCCGCTTGAGCTCGATCATAGGCTTCACCGTAGGCGTGCTGACCACCAGCGCTGACGGACAAGTCGACGAGGAATAGCGTCTATGTTCAAGGTCAGCGCCAAAGGTTTTTCAAAGCAGCTCAAAGAGCTGAAGGACATTGAGCAGAAGGCAATGCCGTACGCTGCCGCATCGGCGCTGACCAAGACTGCGGTAGGCCTGAGGCAGGCGCTTTCCTCCGAGATGAACAACATCTTCGACAGGCCCACGCCATACACGCTAAGGGCGTTCGAGTACCACGCGGCGACCAAGGAGAAACTGGAGGCGCGGGTCTGGCTTCGAGAGACCGCAGGAGGGCCCGGCAGCAGGCGAACTAGCACACAGCCACCCTCTGTTTGGTTGCAACCTCAGATCTTCGGCGGGCCTCGGCGGGACAAGGGTAGCGAGCGCCAGCTGCGGAAGGATGGGCTGCTGCCGATCGGGAAGTACGTTGTGCCAGGCAAAGGGGCACAGCTCGACCAGTACGGCAACATCAAGCGCGGTGACGTTACTCGGGCTCTAACAGGTATCAAGAAGAAGTCTAAGCGGTACTTCGTGATGTACCGGGACAAGAAGCCAATCGGCATTGGTCAACGCACCTCGCGAGGCAAAGACGGAATGTCGGTGCTGCTCGCGTTCGTTGATAAGCCTACCTATTCGAGGCGGCTTCCATTCCACCAGATTGCTGAACGATACGTCGAGCAGCGCCTACCTGGTGAGTTCGACAAAGAGTTCGAGGCAATGGTTAAGCGCTTCACCAAGGGGAGCTGAAGTGGTGGCTTGGGTCCTTCCCGGGTCCCCACCCCTCGCGGGGTAATTGGCGCCCGACCTTTTGCTATTTATGAGCTCTCCCGGGAGGTTGGTTGTTGTTTAGTTGTGCGGAGCCAAGCCCGACGCGTTTCCGCGCCATACGGGCCGAATACGCAGGCAGGGCGCGGCTTAACACACCAACCGGAACCGGAAACGGTCTCTTTGGGAAAAGTTGGTATGAAGCTAAGGGGTGGGCCCCAATTACCCCGCACCACCCCACCCCTCCGGAAGGACCCAAGGCCACCCCCCCTGTAAGGCTGAGCGCAACAGAGCAAGCCCTAGCCCCCATCACCAACGGAGAGAATCAATGTCGATCACCTACGGACGACCAGCGCAAGAAACCGTCCCGTTTCCGAGAGAACTTGCTGTCCTGATCGTGAAGAAGGCGTGCCGGATGGCAGAGAAGTTCGAGAACGAATGCATTGACACAATGCAGCGTGATGCCCGTCGAGCCCTTCAGCGTGGCACCGATCCTGCCGTGATTGTTCGCCAGCTTGGCCTCTGATAAACAATCATTGGATTATCAGGTGGAGGGGGCAGTCGGCAGATGCGCCCCAAACGGGACCCCTGTCGGCACTATATTATCTAGTTGCCGAGTGGGGACCACCCGGCACTGTCATCCAAGTAGGGGGCCAGTCGGCAACTGACTGCGACCCTGACCTCGCTCAGAGGGATCCGCCGCCCATCTAAGTGATGATCGCCAACGTTATCGCATGATGGCACTCTTCTTAGCATCACAAGATGAAGGGGAAAGGCATTGGCTAATCATGAAGAGACGGCACGGTTGCTAACCCAGCTTGAGGAGCAATTCATCGCCATAGGGCAGACGTTTGGAGAGATGGCGGCGCATCTGAAAGAGCCCCCAACTGAGCACGTGGCTCGATTTCTATCCGAGCCGCAAATGGCGACGCATCTCGGCATCACGAAGAAGGCGATACAGAATCGACGTCTTCGCGGACAGTTTCCAGCCTCAGTGGTGCAAAAAGTCGGTTCCGGGTGGATCTACAGCATCGACCGATACGAGGCTTGGCTAGACTCCCTGTGGCCAGCTCCCACCCCAACTCTTCAACCTAGATATGTGCCAGGTGCAAAAACGAACAAGCGGATGAATCGGTCCCGCCACGGAACGGATGCAATCATCACAAAGATCGTCTGATCTTGGGAGTGTGCGCACTACAGTCACCGAACTCAAAGGCGACATACAGACCATGCTCAAGTACAAGACCATCAAACAATTTGCCGCCGAGAGCGGCTATACCGAGAGCGCCATTAGGGCTAAGTGCTCCAAGGGAATATGGCCTGAAGGCCAAGTGTGGATTCGCGCACCCGATAACAAGCCACTGATCAATGTCGAGGGGTACAACGCTTGGGTTGAATCAGGCGCAGCTCCGAAATCATCGCTGCCGGTACTGACCAAAGCTTCACCCAAAACCAGAGGACTTAGCCCTCCTCCACTCACATAACTGAGTTCGTCACGAAAGCGTGAGGCTCAGCTGCACGCGGAGACTTTCGCTTAAAACAAGCGACTTTTTCAGCGAACCAGACGGTGCGTATCCGCCCTGAATAGTGGCACTTTGTTATATTCTCTCTGATGTCATGAGGGAACGAAGATGTTAAAGACTGGAACTCTGCTTATGGCCCTGGCGCTTTCGTCGTCAGCCGAAGCAGCCACTATATTCAAATGCGTAGACGCGGCCGGTAAGGTGACGTTTACCAAGAATCAGAATTGTCCTCGAAACAGCGGCCTCGATGATATTGTCAGGGCTCACAACCCTGCGCCAAGCGGCAGCAGCGCGCCCGTGCAAATGGCCACACCGCGCTCCGCTCAGGTCGCGGGGCAAGCTCAGGCGCCCGCTGTTTCTCAGCCACGAACCGTCGCCGTTGTAGGTGGTAGCGCACCAAGCGTCAAGTGCGATACTGGTCTTTCAGACCGCGATCTCCGGACGGCAAAGGTTCGTGGAGAAGTAGTTCCGGGAATGTCGAGAAAGGACGTCGAAACGATCCACGGCAAGCCGATCGATGGAACAAATGCCCGCGGCGGCGGCGCGAACACCTACTGGAACGACAAATACGTCGAGGTGACAAGCGTCAACTTCGACGGTGCAGGGTGCGTCCGCTCCACCTATCAGTCAGGCCATCGACCGTAACCGATTCTGGAATCGCGTGGCGTGGCGTGGCGTGGAAAGGTATTTCCAGCTTGCGAATGTTCATACCAAGCGGGTAACAACGATTTAAGGAAAAGACTATGCGAATACGCTTAGCCATTGCGTGTGGTGCGTTCGTCGTTTCAGCACCGCTGCACGCTGACTCGTTCGAGCCGTCCCATCATTGCAGCGAGCCATATGTGCCATACGAGTTTAATAGCGAATGGGAACGGGACAGCTTCATAGACGAGGTAGAAGACTATAAGGAATGCATCTCTGACTTTGTCGAGGAGCAAAACGAGGCGGTCCGAAATCATCAGTCAGCGGCAGATGAGGCGATTGAAGAATGGAATCGCTTCGCTGCATCGTTGAACATCTAAGTAGCCACTGCGCCTCGTTCGGGACGCATCGCGACCTCTCGCCTTCGCTGCCCATGATCGCTAGGGTGGATCATCGTATCGCGTTGCGTTGAGCGGTCGTAAGTATAGAGCCAACAGAAACGGCGCGACTTGTACCCACATTGCACCCACAGCTCAGCTCGAAAAAAGCCAGGAGAGGCTGAAAGCCCCGTCCTATATGGCGTCCCAGGCGAGGTTCGAACTCACAACCTTCCCCTTAGGAGGGGGATGCTCTATCCAATTGAGCTACTGGGACATCACGCGGCGGGCATGGTAACGAGCCAAGCATGATTTGTCATGCGCATCGTAGACCTGATGCCATGCAGCCTCCTACAGCCGAATACACCTCTCACACATAGCAATGCAAATTGCATGACCGCTATTAGCCATCCGTGCAAAGCGCAAGCAATACTCGCCCCACAACAACGCCAACTTATTGATTTATAACAGTTTTTATCCAGATAAACTTTGGCACAGCTACTGCAATAGCTAGGCAAAGTTAACGTGACGCGAAGGATAACGCTCATGATCAAGTCGGCTTTTCTTCTTACTACAGGCTTTACATTTGCCGCCCTGACAGCCTCGCAGCTGCCATCCACCGAACCGCAGCAACAGCGATACGAGCCCTCTTCCCAGTTCTCAATTCAGCGCACGAGCAATTCGGAACGCGCACAGATCACCACCCTCAACTCAGGCGAGGCGAGCGTGCTCACTCAACCGCAACGCTGGGTGTTCTAAGGGATTCAGTTGAGCGCGGATGGTTCCGCAAAAGGAGTTACTCATGTCCAGATTTGCATTGACTTGCTTGCTTCTTACCGCAGCGTGCGGCTACGGTGCCTTCTTGGCCCCCCAAAGCCTGGCGACCTTGGATACCTTGTGCAAAGCAGGACTTGGCATATTCGGAAGCTTATCCCTGATCGCACTCATGATCGGACGCAGGATCAAGTTCGATCCAGTGCTGCGCTAAGACCCCACAGTCGGACGATAATTAGACTGGTTCACAGTAAAGGCATTTTGATAGCACGAGCACTTTACTAATCAGAATATCGACGTACAATTGGCGTCATGAAGCCGTCTCCTAATTTTTAACCTGGCTGACGGAACAGCGAGTACTGGTGGTTGTCAGACCGGTGACTACCCCGGCAATACGCCAGCACGCCCACCTGACTAACCGGTTAATTATGCGCCCTATGAAACAGGCAGTTTATTCCAGCCGTACGGCTGACAAATTCGTTGTTCGGCTTCCCGACGGCATGCGTGAACGCATCGCCGAGGTAGCGCGGAATCATCACCGCAGCATGAACTCAGAAATCATCGCCAGATTGGAGCAGAGCCTGTTGCAGGAAGGCGCACTGGATGAAGATCTGAGCATGCGTCTCGACAGCCCAGAGCTGTCTCTTCACGAGCGAGAGCTTCTGCAGCGCTTTCGCCAGCTCGCTCACCGCCAGCAGAACGCGCTCATTGCATTGATCGCTCAGGACACCGAGCTCGCCAAAGAAGATTGA